CCATCCAAGCTGCCATTTCTGGCAACCCCCTAAAAAATCCTTGTTGTTCAAATCGTAGGCATGAGCCGGCCCAACTAGGCAGGACTGCCAAGTAAGCTGGTGACGCTACGGTTCGATGGTTTCGGGTGTTTCTGTATTCGCTAGATACGCTCCTTGGTTCGTCTTGCTACGTTGTGACAATCATGTTCCGGTAATCGGGTCCAAATAACAACTTCCCGATCAGGATAAGAGCGATCGTTGGATCGACCTCGGGTATTTCTTGATGGCGAGTATAAGCCAGCAAATTACCAACCCCGCTCTGCTCATCTACTTTTTCAAAACTCTACAGCACAAAAAGCCCTTTTCGACTAGTGACGCGCGTCATTGCTGGTCACAAGTCGGAAATGTCCTTTTAAATCAATGGGTCCGGCGAAAACTTTAGCGACACGTTGATGCTCTGTGTGACGTTGATTATGTCGGCCTGCGCCGGCCAGCATCGACCCGTCACCAGAGAAAGTACCCGAGAGGTTAGTCAGAAAATCACGCGATTGGGCTTGATGCCGTCGGCAAGAAGATTCGCGGACACGCGGCAGATCAGAGCATTGACGATCCGATTGTCACGGGAAGCCTTCGAGAAGCGGAAACCGGTGGCGCGCATGACGGGCGCCGAGACGTGGGCGGCGGCGCGCTGCATGGCGTAGTGCAAGCGGATCAGGTTCATTTGGGCCTCAATGTGCGGTAGGACACGGTGAGGGAATAATAGCATCGTATTTGTCCAGTGGCAAATACATAACTATTTTTGGCTACGAAGCGCGCCAGATAGCCTTGCCGACGATGATGACCGAGGCCAACGAGTCTGCAGGAACGGGTATGTCGGGATATTTCGGATTGTGAGCGTGCAGCAAAAGGCCGCTTCCAGGCTGCTTAAAAACCTGCTTTACGTATATTTCATCGTCAATCCGCATCAAATATGTCGCTCCGTCGAGCAACCGCTGATCGCCTGTATCGACCATCAAGATCCCGTCCTTGTCGACCCAAGGTTCCATGCTGTCCGCTTGGAACTGCACAAGGCCACAGAGATTGTGATCTACGCCTCTTTTCTCGAAGAAGCCGCGGTCAAAGCAAAAGCGCTGATCCGCTATCTTTACCCACTCAACGGAATCGCCATCCGGCGCAACGCGGCATTCGCAAACACTCTTCCAAATCAACCTGTCCTTAGTCGGAAGTTCGATCGGTGGGATTTCTCCGAGGGCCTCAGCCATGATCATCTTGGCACCGTAGGAAGTAGCGACGGCCTTGTTTTGAATCAGGCTCTCGACGCTTATCCCTAGCGCCTTCGCTATTTGCGGAAGCTTTGTCGTTGCATTGCTGCGTCCGCTCTCCAAATGGCCAATAGTTCCTTGGGTAACGCCCGCTCGACGCGCGAGTTCCGCCTGCGACAAGTTGAGATCCAGGCGGCGGGTGCGGATCAGTTCGGCTAAATTAGTCATGTATTGGATTTTGCTACTCACGACGAACAATGTGGTATTGACAGAAAAATACAATGCTATTAATCTGGTGTCAATTCAACGAATGTGCGACGCCAGACGATGGAAGCGAATGAACTTGTGACGGCACTCCGGGCCTTGGGGCTCTCTCAGAAGGAAATCGGAGAGGCTTGCGGACTCTCGCAGGGCGCTATTAGCCATATTGAAACCGGCCGCTCGAAAAGCGTACTGATCGACACCCATCGCAAGCTTGAGGCATTGCTCGGCGCAAAGGCAGCAACGGTGGCGAGTTCATGATCTCCCCCGACCTCAAGCGCCACTTCGCGGCGCACGCCAACCGGATCGGCCTCAGGCTCGACGGATTGCAAGGCGCGACTCTTTACCGAGATAGCCAGTTCGAATTCGAGCGCAAGAGTATGGGCCTAGACGGCGCACAGACCATCGTTGCGCGCGCAGCATTCAATCAGGCTTTCGATGAGCGCATCGTCCGTCAATTCCCCAATCGTCCCGCCGCAACCATTTCCCGCAAGAGACTCAGTGATGCAAAAGCCGCAGCCTAAGTGCTTGAAACTGTCTGAGATTCGCCTCGATCATCGCCTGCAGTCACGCGTCGAGATTAATCAGGATGTGGTTGCCGAATACCGGGATGCGATTCTCGCTGGCGAGAAACTGCCGCCCGTCGCTGTCGTGTTCGACAAAGTGTATTACTACCTGGTCGACGGCTTTCATCGCTTTGACGCCACAACAGCCGCGAATCTTGGCGAAATTAATGCACTCGTCACGGAAGGGCATTTTCAGGACGCACTGCTCGCCAGCGTAGGGGCTAACTCAAAGCACGGTTTGCGCCGGACGAACGACGATAAGCGCCGGGCCGTTCAGACCATCCTGAGCATCCCCGCATGGGCTGAGTGGAGCGACAACCAGATTGCCAAGGCGTGTGGAGTCTCACATCCGTTTGTCGCCGCCATACGTTATCCCGAAGCCGCAAAACGACAGCAAGAGAATCGCGATCGCAGCGCCGACAAAAAACGGGCTGGCGTTGAATCGGATTCAACTGGACGGGACGAAGGTTCGACTACGGAGCCTGTAATCGGATTACAGAAAGCCCCGACGATCCGCGAGCAGAAGGCCGGTGCGCCGCACGAAGGCGCCGCGGAACTGGCGTCGCGGACCGACGCAGTTGCCACCAAGCCGCCTTTGCGTCAGCGCGCCGATGAGGACTCCTCACCGGCTAATCCGTCTCCATTGGAGATTGTCACCGGTGAACGCGACGAGCTGCGCGAGCAATTGAACGACGTCGCGACAACGGCTCGTGAGCTCGAAGCCGAAGTTGAGGCCTATCGCGCTGGCGATCGCGGCGAAGGCGAGAAACAACTCGTGGAAGCCAACCAGCGCATTGCGAAGCTGGAAGGCGAGATTCGTCGCCTCGAAGCGATCCGCGACGACTGGATGAACAAGCATGCCGAAGCGCTGAAGCAGATCAAGCGTCTGCAGCGTCAGCTGGAGCGCGGCCATGCCTGACGAAATCAAACTGCGACCGTACCAGCTCGCTTCAATCGATGGCCTGCGCAAAGGTGCGCGCGAAGGTCATCGGGCTCAGGTGCTGATGGCGCCGACCGGTGCAGGCAAGACCATCATCGGCGCGCACCTGTCTGACGAGGTCAACAAGAAAGGTCGCCGCGCGGCGTTTGTGGTGGACCGCGTCAACCTGGTAGACCAGACCAGCGCTGTGTTCGACAAATACGGCATTCCGCACGGCGTCATCCAGGCCAATCATTGGCGCAAGCGCCTGTATGAGCGCATCCAGATCTGTTCGGCACAGACGATCGAGAAGCGCGGCTTTTTTCCGGATCTCGATCTTCTGCTCGTCGACGAATGCCACGCGACGCGCAAGGCCACTGCGGCGCTGATCAAAAATCGTCCGGATTTGCGCGTTATCGGTCTCAGTGCCACGCCGTTTTCGAAGGGCATGGCCGATCTGTACACGAACCTCGTGAACGTGTGCACGACGAATGAACTCGTCGAGGAAGGGTTTCTCGTGCCGTTGCAGATGTACGCCGCGCGTGCTGTTGACATGACGGGCGCGCCGGTCGTTGCTGGCGAGTGGTCCGAGAAGGAAATCGAGAAGCGCGGCATGGCGATCGTCGGCGACATCGTTTCCGAATGGATCGACAAAACCACGCTTCATTTTGGCGGCCCGGTCAAAACGATCGTCTTCAGCGCGACGGTCGAGCACGGGCATGAACTCTGCCGCCAGTTCAACGAGCACGGCTATAACTTCCAGCAGATCAGCTATCTCGACGGCAGCGACGATGTGCGCCGCGAGCTGATCGAAGAATTCCGCAAGCCCGACAGCACGATCACGGGACTCGTCTCGTGCGAGGTCTTCACGAAAGGTTTCGACGTTCCGGACATTCTGTGCGGCATCGGCGCGCGACCGTATCGCAAGAGCCTGTCGAGTCACATCCAGCAGCTCGGGCGCGTGATGCGCACCGCCGAGGGCAAGACGTTCGGCCTGTGGCTCGATCACTGCGGCAACGTGGTTCGGTTCGGGGAGGATACGGCGCGCATCTTCGCAGAAGGCCTCGACAAACTGGACGACGGTGCGCTCGATGCCAAGGTGCGGCCAGAACCGACTGAGAAGGAAAAGAAGGAAATCACATGCTCATGCGGGTTCGTGCTGCCACCGGCGTGCAAGGTGTGCCCGGCTTGCGGCAAGGAGCGCACGCGGCAGTCGCTTGTCGAGAACGTGGCTGGCGTGATGGAAGTTGTGGGCGACGTAAAGGCCGCGGCATCGAAGACGCCCGCTTATCTGAAGGACAAGGACTCCGTGTGGCGGCAACTATGCTGTCTCGCCGTTGAGCGTAAGCCGACAGATCCTGATGCCGCGCGCAAGTTCGCGCTCGCGCAGTTCAAGAACATCTATGGCCACTGGCCGAAGTCAGATTTCTCGACGTCGAGCCTTGAGGCGCCGACGACCGAATTGAAGGGCAAGGTTCAGTCGCTGCTGATTCGACGCGCGCATCAAGTGGGGAGGGCGAATGCAGTTCGGTGATTTCGCGCAGGCACACGGCCTGATTATCCGCTCACTGAACGACGACGGTCGCACGCACCGGGTGCCGACCGAGGATCACCCGAAGAAGCGCAACGGCGCGTACATGTTCGATGGCCACTCGGGTTGGGTGCAGAACTGGGCCGTTCACGAGAAGGCTATTGCGTGGCGTCCCGGCGGCGAGGGTAGCGTTCAAAACGCGCCCCCCAAGCGTGACATCCAGGCGGCGCGGCAGCGCGAAGCAGAAGAAAGGGCCGCGGCAGCCGCAGCCGCCCAGCAGGTCATCGCTCGCTGCAGCTATGACACTCACCCTTATCTGGCGAAGAAGGGCTTCCCCGATCAGCGCGGCCTTATCGATACCGATGGCCGTCTTGTGATTCCAATGAGGAACATGCGCGACTACCAGCGGGTAACTAGCCTCCAGTGGATTCCGGAATCGGGAAAAAAACTGTTCCTCAAGAATGGCGAGGCTAGCGGTGCTGGATTCTCGATCGGCGTTGGTCGTGAATCTTGGATCGTCGAGGGATACGCGACTGGTTTAAGTGTTCGGTCGGCGCTCGAGAAAATGCATCGCCAGGCGCGTGTGATCGTTTGCTTTTCTGCAGGGAATATACCGAAAGTCGCAGAGATGGTCGGCGGACGTCGGTTCGTGATGGCGGATAACGATCAAAGCGGCACCGGGTGCCGGGTTGCGACAGCGACCGGATTGCCGTGGACGATGCCGCCTGTTGTTGGAGAGGATGCCAACGACTTCCATATGCGAGAGGGAATTCACGCTCTCATTGTGCTTATGCGGGATCTATTTCGGAAAACGAAATGAAATATGGTTGCCGCCTGAGTGGTGAACATTTATTGTTTTCCCATCAGTACGGCATTGCTGATATCGCGAAAACAGAGACGGTAACCCGGTACTTTTTAGTCGGGCTTGAAAGTGAAAACAGGTTTGGGCGTCTCTCCCATCGCAACTTGGTTTCACGGCATGCCAGCCCAAGCCCGACTAAAGCGTATCGGGTTTTTTTATTGCCAGCCGCGAATAGACATAGCGGGATAAAAGAAAAGTCGACGGGGGGCCATAACCCAGCCCTAGCGGAACAAAGGTTCGCCGTAACTGGCGAGCTTGGCGTAGCGCCTACCGCGATAAACGAGATTAGTGGGCTGCGAAAGCAAAGAAGGCCCAGCGTAGATGGAATGGCTGAACGCACTAGGGCGCAGCAGTCTACGTTTTCAGGAATAAACCCGCCGCTACCGTATTCCAGATTTTTCGGGATGCGCATACGGGTGTGGTTGAGATCATATGAAAGTGGTCAGGCAGTCGCGGTAGAGAAAACCTGTTCAGCGCTATGGCTCTAGCAAATGCGAACTGGAACCTGTGCGAGAAAAAACGATTTCCGTGCAACCCAACAAAAGCAAACCCCCTAACCCCTCAGAAATGGGAATTGGAGAACTGATGGACAACCAGCATAAGCAGATCAAGGGCTATCGCGACCTGTCGCCGGAAGAGATTTCGTCGATGAATGTGATCAAAGATTTTGCGGAGAACCTGCGCGTCGAACTGGAAGCGCTTGAGACTCTGCCGGGCGTCGACAAGCGCTGGCTTGCGATCGGCAAGACGGAGTTGCAGGTAGGTTTTATGGCGGTCATCCGGTCGATCGCGCAACCGACGACGTTTTAATTACCGGCTTAGCCGGCAATTGGAGAAGAAATGGAATTCACACACATTGCAAACCCGGTCCGCGTCGAAGCTGCGGTAATCGTGGACGTCGACATCACGGGCCCGATTCCCGACTGTGGCGTAGACATCATCGTTTCGTTAGCCGACGGCACGCAGAAAGACGTTCACCTCAGCGATGAAATGGTCTCCCGTTTCATCCCCGGCCCAGGCGACTACCTGGTTACGCAGGAAGACGGCTATCAGTACATCAACCCGAAGGCGGTGTTTGAGCGCAAGTATCGAGCGATCGAGCCGAACGAAGATTTCGACACGCTGGCGTTGTCGCTTGAACTGAGCGGCCACCGTTCGGAGGTGCGCACGCGTGACGATCGCATCGCAGAACTCGAAGCTGAGAACGAACGCCTGCGCGATCTCGAGAAGGCTAATTCGTGGACGAACGTGGCCGGCCTCGATGCTCGCTCGCTTCGTCATTCGGTGCTGCTGGCGATGAACCCAGCCGGCCGCGCGGGATTGCTGAAGCACGTCGACGAAGCCGTCAAGTACGTGATGAGCGGCGCGCTGCCTGAGTCCAAATGAACAAAGAGCGTATGGCACATGCGTGGGCTTATGCCCGGCCATGAGGTAGCGAGCCGCAGCGCCTAATGTGCCGAGCGGATGCTGGCGGGTAAGCCGCCACCCTCATTCATTGGAGATCGAAATGCACGGAAAATTCCTTGGTGGCTATTGGCAGTTCAGCCCGCGCGCAATCTGTTTGAACGAAGGTGGCTTTGTTTCTGGGCTCACTGTTTCGGTGTCGTCGGGCTTCTTCGACGCATGGTTCAAATTGCCGTTTCGACGCGCTCGCTCTTTTCGAGTCACGCGTGTCTCGGGTTGCGGCTGGCGTATCGGCAAATTCTGATGCGGCTTCTGGTCCAGATGTCGCGCCCATACCCTGACGTCGAGCCATACGAAACGTTCGAGTGCGTGGTTCGGCGTCTGATCGGACCAGTTCTGCATCGGGATTCGCGCCACGGTTTCATTTTCGTCGACATCGACTTGCCTGAAAAATACGTGGATCTTGCGCGGCCGCGCGACTGGAACCCGGACGGCACCTATCGCGTTGAGGCGATGGTGCGCCATAACCGCCGGTCGCTCGCTGCGTTCATCTTGAGCGGTGAGCCGGAGTGGAGCCCAGCATGAAAACACCCCACACGAGTTGCATGCGTGGCACGCGCGTTCGTGTGGTCCTTCGCTCGGGCGAGGTGATCATTGATCGCTTCGTCGAGCGTACTGGCAAATTCATCGTGCTCGCGGGCCATCGACTGCGCGGTGGTGAAGTGAAAGCATTCAGTATCTATCGGGGAAAGTGATGCAACGAGGTAAAAAGCCACCGCTGTCGGAGAAGCACCAGCGATTCGTCGAGGAATATCTGATCGATCTGAACGCAACTCAGGCGGCGCTGCGCGCGGGCTATTCGGCTGCAACCGCCTATTCACAAGGCCAGCGACTGCTGAAACATGTTGAAGTCGCCAAAGCGGTGCGCGCCGCGAAGAAGGCTCGTGCTGAACGCATGGCGATTTCGCAGGACCGTGTGCTCGTCGAGTTGGCGCGCATCGCGTTCTTCGATCCCCGCAAACTGTTCGATGCCGACGGCAAGCCGATCGCAATCAACCAGCTTGACGACGACACTGCAGCCGCGCTCGTTGGACTCGATGTGCTTGAAGAGTTTGAGGGCAGCGGAGAGGATCGGCAATTCGTCGGCTACACGAAGAAGTACAAGATCGCGGACAAGAACACGGCACTCGCGAACGCCATGCGCCACCTGGGCATGTTGAAAGACTCGCTGAAGGTCGATCTTCCCGCGGGCGGGTCGCTTGTGAAGGTGATGTTCGTCGATGCGCCGGCGCAATCTAACCCGGCACCCGGTGCCGCCCAAACAGAGGAAGAAGCGAATGGCTGATGCCGCGCAGATCGCGCAGTTGCGCGCCGACGTGCTCGAAGCGGAGCGCGTTTCTGAGTTGCTCGAAAACGAAACGCTGAAAGGTGTGTTCGATCGCCTGGAAGCGGAAGCGATTTCCGAGTGGCGCAGTAGTGAGGACTACCACAAGTCATTAGAATCGGACGCGTGGCTTCGTTTGCGCGCTATCGAATCGTTGAAAGGCGCGCTTGAGTCGATTGTGAATACTGGGCGCATGGCTGCCCAAGAACTTGAACGGGTGAAGCGTGGGCAGAGCTAAGGGCAATATCGCGGCGTCGGATTCGGTCAATTTACAAGCATCATTGCCCGAAACGTCCGTCCAGCAAGGCTCGCAAGGCGATGTGGGCGCGGCGTTGGTTGATGACCTCGCGGTTTCTGAGGCGTCGGAATTCGTCGAGGAATACGCGCTGCCGTCGTGGGCCGAGTTCCGGACGTTCGTCATGGAGAACGGCAACCAGTACGTGCGAGCCAGCTATCCGGACGCACCCGCTGACCTGATCGAGACGATCTGGTGCGGCGTGCCGGTCCTCCATCACGAACAAGCCCGGGTGATGACGCCGAAGGGCGAGTGGGTGGTGTACTGACGTGGCGAAAGGCGGTTGGACTGAAGCGGAAATGCCCAAGTGGTCGCGGGTGCTGTTCGAGGAGCAATGGCGTTACATCAGTCTGCGCGGTGGCCGCGGCTCGGGTAAGACGAAGAACGTGGCTCGTTCGCGGGTACTGAAAGCGCTCGAAAAGCCGCTGCGTGGTTTGTGCACCCGCGAGATACAGGATTCGATCAAGGAATCCGTCTACGCGCAGATCGTTGCTGAGATCGAGGAATTGGGACTTGTGTCTCAGTTCGACATTCTGCGCGACGAGATACGGCCGAAGATCGGCGGAGCATTCATCTTCAAAGGCCTGAACGATCTTAGCGTGTCGGCCGTCAAGTCGATGGCGAATATCGATTGGTGCTGGATCGAAGAGGCGCAATACCTTTCGGCGAAAAGCTGGAACAAGCTAGACCCGACGATCCGCGCAGCAGGCTCGCAGATCATCTTGAGCTGGAACCCGGAGTTAGAGACGGATTTCATTTTCGATCTGATCGTGAAAAAGGGTTTGCCTGAGTGCGCGAACCTGTTCGTCAACTTTGACAAGAATCCGTGGTTTCCGGATGTATTGCGGCGGCAGGAGCAGCACATGGCGGCTCTGGATCCTGTGATGCATCGACATGTTTGGCTTGGCGAGCCACTTCCGGCCGTCGAAGGCGCGATCTACTTCGACGAAATTGCACGGATGGAGCGGGAAGGCCGGATGCTGAACATGGTGCACGACGAGCAACTGAACGTGTACATCATCATGGACTTGGGATTCAACGATTACACGTCCGCCGGTGTTGTGCAGCAGGTAGCAGGCGAGCGCCGATATATCGACTTCGTCGAGAACCATCGCGTCGGCCTGAAGTGGTTCAGCGACGAGTTCAGAGCGCGCGGCTACGACGGCGCGATCATCGTTATGCCTCACGACGCCGAAGCCAAACGCATGGAAGCGAACGGCGTCTCGATGAAAGAGCAGATGGAGGCGTTCGGCTGGGAGGTCGAGATCGTCGACAACATCCCTGTAGAGCACGGCATTCGGCTGGTGCGCGAGTCGTTGCCCAAGACCTACATGGACAAGACGCGCTGCGCGCCGCTGATCGAGCATCTGAAGCGCTACCAACGCACGAAGACCGGCCATCCGCTGCACGATGAGCATTCGCATGCCTGCGACATGGTGCGGTACGAATCGGTGCACGCGCCGAAGATGCATAACAACCGCTCGAACTGGGGCGGCTCGCTCAACTTCA